CGCTGTTGAAAATGCCGAGACTTGGTTCGGTAAGAAGCTCAGTGAGAAGGTTGTCGATGGTGCATACACTTCCAGTATCGCGGATGGACAGATTACAGGGGAACGCATTGAGGTTATGAAGGTTTTCAATGCCGAGCAGGAGGAGATGGATTTTGAGAATGTTCAATCTGGAAAGTCTTGTGATGTCATTCTCGAGTTTGCGGGTCTCTGGTTTGCCAAGAAATCTTTCGGATCTTCATGGAATGTTGTCCAGGTCAGGGTTCACCCAGACCCAATTCTTGACACTTACCCAGACGGATTTGCTTTTGTTGATGATGAACAGTAAAAAAAATTGTTAACCTAATATAAAACATGATGAAGAAGGGTCGTACCCAAAACTTACTTATGGTCCTCGCCGTTGTCGCACTGGTCTATGTTCTCTTTACTCTTAACAACAAGTCCGAGTATTCTATTAAGGAGCGTGAGTTCGCCGCTGTCGGTGCTGGTCCCTCCGCTGGACCCACCGCCGCGCCCGTTGCCAACGGTGGCTGTGGTATGGAGAATGGTGTTGGTCTCGCCTCTTCTCTCCTCCCCCGTGAGGTAGCGTCCCAGGAGGACTTCGGTGAGTTCGCTCCCGAAGATATCCTCGCTGGTCAGAACTTCCTTGAACCCCGTGCTCAGATTGGTTTCCCCGAGACTGTTGGTGGTGCCCTAAGGAACGCTAACCAGCAGATCCGCGCTGAGCCCCCTAACAACAAGGATCCTTTCGTTTGGAACAACTCCACCATTGTCCCTGATACTATGATGCGCCCTCTCAACTAAGAGCGCTTAAAGATTAGATTTTAGAATTATATAATAAATATGTCAGTACCAAGTGAACTTTCTGAGAGCGTCTCCAAGCTTGTAGATCTCACAAAACAACTTTCTGAAGCAAAATCTGATATCAAAATCCTAAATCAAGAGGAAAAGAGACTGAAGGAGTCTGTGAAGAAGCATATGATTTCTCAGGGTATCGATACCATTAACCTCAGGAAGGGGAAGATTAGCATTCGTAAGAGTGTCCGAAAGTCTGGAATCAATAAGGATGCTATCAAGGATGGACTTCTTAAATTTTTCGGTGGAGATGAAGCCAAAGTAGAGGGTGCTTTAAACGCCATCCAGGATGGTCTAAAGACCAAAGAGTCCACTTCTATTTCGTTAACCGGTATAAAAGATAAACCTCCTAAAGAAGATAAGTAATAACCATGGTTTGGAGCCAATACGTATACGAAGCTACCGCTTACAACGATGTTGTCGGTGGTAGTGACGACGACGAATACAACGACGACACTCCTCTTAATATTGAAGACTGGGAAGTCCAATATTCAGATGAACTACGATACATGTGGAATATGATTGACACATTGACATACGATGCTCAAATGAATCACTCAGGGAAGTTTTGTGATTTTGTAGAGTTTTGTTCTACAGAGCATATGCCTCACCCAGAACGCACTATTTGGGAATACGAAGAACAGACCGGGTGGTATGAAGAGAGACTTTCCCACATTTGGAGAAATCTCAGGCGTGCTATTAATGAAAATGGTCTTCATGAAGAAATGATGAGAGGTGCTACGTTTAATAACTTTACTCATTTCGTCAAAAATTATATGCATATATATTAAATGTTCCTCCCCGATATCACCTCGCAAAAAGTTGCCCTCCCCGCCGCCCTTTTTTTGGCTCTAAGCCCCGGTATTCTCGTGACTACCGCGGGCAAAAACGTGAAGTTTATGAACGGCAAGACCAATCAGATGACCGTTATGTTTCACGCGCTCGTGTTCTTCCTTGTGTTCAGCCTCGTTGCTCGCGCGATGGGTCTCGTGCTCACCAAGACCGATCTTCTCGTGACCACCGCTCTCTTCATCGCCCTCTCCCCAGGTCTTCTTCTTACCCTCCCCCCTGGCTCGGGCGGTGTCTTCCAGTCGGGACAGACCAGCATCCCTGCCGCTGTGACTCACGCGGTTGTGTTCGCTGTGGTGTTCGCGTTACTTCGCAAGCAATTTCCTCAGTTCTACTAAGTAGGAGAATGAAGTACCTTGTTTTAGGTCCCGCTTCAATGGGAATATTCTCAATGATTGGAGTCTTAAAAGGACTTGAATCTAAATTAGTAGATGTGAAGGAGATTTCCGGATCATCAGCTGGTTCAATTATAGCTTTATTTTTAGCATTGGGGGTATCTATCGATGAAATACTAAATATCTCACTCACATTCAATATCCCCGAATTTGTTAAAATACGTATAGGCTCCTTCTTTACCAAATTTGGATTTGTTGATTTAGATCCTATACGTGACAAAATGGTCGAATTGTGTGGATGTGACCCTACATTTGAAGAATTAGATATGAAAATATACATTTCAGCGTACTGTTTAAATACTTCAACAACGGAGTATTTTTCACGTGATACTCACCCTAAAATGAAAGTAATTGACGCTGTGTGTATGAGTATGGCTATACCTCTTATATTTGCATGTGGTAAATATGAAGGTAAAACATACGTTGACGGTGGTACACAGGAAATATACCCCCTCTCACCATTTTTAGATAAAAAGCCATATGAAATTACATGTGTTAAATTAAAAATGGATAAGATTTACCAAGAAGAAATAAACACACCAAGACAGTTTGTAGAGTCCCTCGTTCGTGCAACTATTGTAAATAGACGTGAACATAATAAGGATGTAAACTTGATTGAAATTGACATCGGTGAAACTAATGTATTTGATTTCAATATGTCGTATGAAGATAAAATTAAACTATATAATTTAGGATATAAAACTATAAAATAATTCGTTACACTTTTTTGTTAACTTAATATATATAATGGATGCGTGTGATCCAAACGCGGATATAGCAAATCTCCGCCAGCTGATCAAAACGAACATCGGAGTAGATGTTAAGTTAACAAAAGATGAAATATGTCAGGCGTACGAGGATATCCAGGGAGGTAAGTTACCCTTACCCCCTTTAGTCATGAACTCCAGTCGTACTTATCTGGTGGATAAGAAGTCACCTTTAAAGCCAAATGATTATGAGTTACTCTTTGATTCTACCACAAAGCGCACAGACCTCAAAAGGATTGCGCGTAAGGTTGATCTTAAGAATGTTGATCAAATGACTAAAACTCAGATTGTTACCGCAATCGGTAAGCGTCTGCGTTACATGAAAGTACATGAACCTGTCAAGTTTGCCAGGAAGTCTCGTGTAACTGTTAACAAATACACAGCAGTGAATGCCAGTACCAACACAGCAGTGAACAATGTTAACAATACTAACTTAGTGAACAACGGTTTGAACGTCAATAGGAACAACGGTTTGAACACCAATAGGAACAACGGTTTGAACGTCAATAGGAACAACGGTTTGAACGTCAATAGGAACAACGGTTTGAACGTCAATAGGAACAACGGTTTGAACGTCAATAGGAACAACGGTTTGAACACCAATAGGAACAACGGATTCACGGAACGCGCACGGACAAATTTCAACAACAGCCCTCGTGCTTCCAATGGTGCCCGACCTAACGTGTTTAGGAGGAACACGACTCTTAACAACAAGAATGTGTTTAAACAGGGAAGAAAACCCGCCTTTTTAGGTGGTAATCAACGCGCTGTCCGCGAACCTATTGTTGCACAGGTGAGGAGAAATAACGCTCCAGTAAACGTTGGAGTGAACAAGAAGCCCAGTTTTCTTGGAGGTCTTTTTGGCAAAAAGAACTATATTCCCACCAAAAAGTTTAGTGGTGAGAAGAAGGGTTATGCTTTTAAAACCGGCAACAAGGGATTAGGCTACTATAAAAATAACGGCGGACCGGAACCCACTGTGGGTCCACCCCAGGGTCCAGCTTTACCTACCAAGAACAATCTTAAACCAGTCCCAACTACACTTCCAAATGGAGATTTAACCGTACAAAACGCAGTTGCAAAAATTAAACAGATGGGTCTCAGACGTGAGAAGAAGTTTTTAGAAAAGTTAGAACTTGGAGGGGTCGCGAAAAAGGTGGTAGTTGCTGAAGCCGGACAAGCATTAGAAGAGGAAAAAAGATTCCTCGCTTTCATAGATGGTCTTAAACTACTCCCAATAGAGAGTGAATACATCAAACAGCGTATGGCTGTAGATGATCTCCAACAACTAAGGGTTGAAGCTCAGATGAAGGCTGATGAAGGAGCTAACATAGAAAGGAGTAATGAGGAGAAGATGGCTATGTTTTTAGCAACTACTCAACTTAGCCAGGAAGACAAAAATGCTTTCTTAGCGAGAGCTCGAAGAGGTAACTCCAATGTTGATAATTTGATATTGGAAATTAAGAAATTGATATCCAATGAGGTTAATCGTGTTCTTAACAAGAAGAGACAGGAGTTTAAGAATCTTCTCAAAGATTACAACAAATTGAGTGATAAGGACAAGGAGGATCTTGTTAAATCGGTAAGTCAAAATACAACCACAAACTCTATGAAAAATATGGCTGAAAAACTAATTAAGAAGAGGATTGATGAGAAGAAAGCCATCATGGCTCAAAATCTTCTTTCATTTCTCACACCCCTCAAAATCAACCAAGCTAACAAAAATCAGTTTGTGAAGCGTTTCAAGAATGATGATGTTAACGTGAATACTCTAAAGAAGGAAGCCCTAAACCTGGAAAAGTCCCGGATGTCTGGAAACGTTGAGAATCTCCGTGTGAAGCTTAATACACGCTTGGGTGAGATAGGTCTCAATCAGGTAAACCAAAATGCAATTATGAAAAAGTTCCGCAACGGTAACCTAAATGTTGAAAAATTATTACAAGAGGCTAAGCAGTTGAAGGCTATGAGAAACGCGGAATCTGGTAACAAAGCTACACAGGAATACATTTCTTATTTGGGAACTCTCACCAATCTAACAAATGAAGATAGGAAAGAATTACTAAGAAATGGTAACTTAAACCGAAACAAGGCTCTCAACCTTTCTAAGAAGCGAGCCACTGAAAAGAAGGAAAATGACAAGAAAGACTTCATCGGATTCCTCGCTGAGTTGGGTCTTACTAATGAAAACCGAACCACCATGATTAACAAGTATAATGCAAATACAGTAAACGTTGAGGTTCTCAAAAAAGAAGCTATTGGACTTAGAAGCGGTAAGATTTCCGAGAAGAAGGCGAAGCTTTTGGCTCACATGAATACTCTCGGTGAAGTTCTCACTTCGGAAAATCGTGGAAAATTATTGAATCGTATTGAAAATACAAACCTTAATACTCTAAAGGCTAACGCCAATGGAATTGCCAAGAAACGAAAGGGTGAAAATGCTGCAAAGGAAAAGCGAGAATTAGAGGCTTACATAAATAGTTTAGGTCTTACTACAAACAATAAAATGAATATTTTGAATAAAAATCCTAACTTGACTGAAGGTAAGCGGTTGGCTAACAATAGAGTTCAAATGAAAATCAGGGAAAAGAGGAATAAGAATAAAATGGCTTTATCCATCTACCTCAATAAGTTGGGTCTCAAGAATACCGAGAAGAACCAATTTCTTACAATTATGAATAGTCCAAATGCAAATGTGAATAATATTAAGCGGAGGGCTAATGCATTCATTCAAAATAAGAAGACGCAAAAACAACGATCAAATCGGGAAGAATTTGAAGAATATCTTATGCAGATGAATCTCACTAACGAAGAGAGATTTCAATTCATAAATATAATCACACAGACTAACAATACTAATATAAGTTCTCTTAAGAGAAAAGCTAATACATACCTATCTGAAAGAATTAAGATTAGAAGAGATACGATGCGTCAAGAACTTGCTGCCTATATACAAGGTCTTACCAATCTGACTAACAAAAACAAGAATGACATTATGAGGGAGTTTAATAGTACTAAAACAAATGCGGGTATTCTCGGGGCTCGTGCAAATTCTATAGCTAAGCAGCGAAAGAATCAAAAGAAGACCACTGACGAAGGCGCCTTCCTGAACTTCCTCGACACTTTAACAAACCTAACCGCTAACAACAAAACTCAAATTAGTTCAAAATTAAACGGGTACTACACAGATTTTGAATCTCTTAAAAAGGCTGCTGTGGATTTATCTGTACAGAGAGCCAACGAAAAGCGCACTAAGATAAGGGAAGAACTCAAGGCATATGTGAACGAGATAGGTCTTACCAATAAGTACAAGGCTCGCATCATGAAGGCTCTTGATAATAAAGTAGCAAACCTCAATACTCTAAAGACTGAAGCTAATCGCATGAAAGATGAGATGGATGAAGAATCAAGAAGCGGAAAGCGTAAGAATCTTCTCAGACAATTAACACAATTCAACATTACCAATGAAAACAGATCGGAACTTATGAAACAATTTGGTAATACCAATAATTCCGCTATAATAAACCAAGCAAAGAGAGTTGAAGCTAATAGGAGGAGCACTAAACGTGACGAGCTGTCTTTATTCATGAGTGAGTTAGGTCTTGAGCAAAACGACAGAACTCTCATTTTAAAGAACTTTGATGCCAATCCCAAGAATACAACTCTTAGGAACAAGGCTACAAAGCTTAAGCAAACCATAAACGCAGAAGATCGCGCTAAGATTCGCCGCGAACTCAAGGAATATCTCAATACACTAAACCAATTGAATAAGTCTAATAAAAAGAGATTACTGTCCAACAATACGAGAACGTACAATAATATTAAAGCTGAAGCCAATCAGCTTCAAGAATCTAAAAGAAGTGCAAAGCGTGCTGCTAACACCAATGGTATTAAAAGAGCTATGAATGGTCTTGGTGAAGATGATCAACTTCTCATACTGAACAAGTGGGAGACTCAAAACGTGACTTTAGGTGATATTATAAAGAATGTTCAGGCTTTAAAGAAACAGAGAGCTACGGAGAAGAGGTCTGCAAATCGTCAAGAACTTCAGGATCATATGAATGGTTTGAGTATCAGTAACAGTAATAAACAGAAGATTATCAAGGCGTACGACAGTCAAAAGGCTAACGTAACAACATTGAAAAACCGAGCTACACAGCTTAATGGGGTAACAAAAAATAAGGAGAGGCAGCGTGCGGAACTTTCCAACTATATTGATGGTTTAGGAATCAATGGTGCTCAACTTCTCAAGAAGTTTAACGATGGTAGGTCAACCCTCAATAAACTCAAGACTGAAGCCAATAAAATGAGAACTGTGGCTAACGCAAGTCTCGTGAACTCTAAGAGAAATCAGTTACGTACCCACATGAAGAACACTCTTTTGGATGATAAGAATAAGAAGTCTTTCATTAATCGTGTAGCTGTGGACACGAATATGAACTCTCTAAAGGGTGAAGTTAACAATCTTAATACTCAATTGAAGACTCGCGATGAAACAGTAGCGGCTAAGAAGTCTGAAATCAGTGTGTATGTAAATACACTTAACGATCTTAGACCTGAGAACCGTAAGACATTCATAGCAAAGGTTGTGAATGCTAACACAAATGTTGATGTTCTCAAACGTGAGGCTGCTACCATGAATGGGGCTATTAAGGCTAGAAAGGTTGAAAAGGAGCGTCAGGGAGAGAAAGAAAAGGAGAAGGAGGAGAAGAAGAAGTATGAAGTTGACAAGGCACGCCTTGGTAATCACTTAATGAGGCTTAAGCATCTCACAAACCCGGAAATGAGAGATTACATGAAGAGTTTCAAAGAGAATGGTGCCAAGATTGAAAATGTAATTGCAACTTCAACAGCAAAGGATAAGGATAATGAGAAGGATAAGGAGACTCTTAGGTTCTACATCAGAAATGCTAAGATTCCACAACTCAAGAAGAATACCTATCTTAGAGCACTTCTTCAACCCCATGTGAACATAGCTGAAGTTAAGTCGGGTGTGAATATAGATAAAGAACGTGAGAGATTGGTGGGTGAGCAGTTGAGGGCTCAAGTTGCAAAGAAGATTCAGGCTTTAACGATGCTTACTCCCAATAATAGGGCTAAGCTTGTGAACAGTCTAAAAAATAAGCTTCCTGATGAGGTTCTGAAGGAGGCTCAGAAGCTCGATGCTGAGAAGAGGGGTGTTCGTAACAAGTCTACTAAGAATGTTGCAAACCAACTTAGTAAACTCACCGATATCACGAGAAACAACCGTGTTGCGTTAATGAAGCGTCTTCCAACCAATGGTCCTGAGAAGGTATTAGCCAATGCTAAGAAGCTCAATCAGGAAAGGAAGACTGCAGCTAAGCAGAAGGAGGAGAAGGGTGTTCGTAACAAGTCTACTAAGAATGTTGCAAACCAACTTCGTAAACTCACTGATATCACAAGAAACAACCGTGTTGCGTTAATGAAGCGTCTTCCAACCAATGGTCCTGAGAAGGTCTTAGCCAATGCTAAGAAGCTCAATCAGGAAAGGAAGACTGCAGCTAAGCAGAAGGAGGAGAAGAATAAGAGAAATACGGAGAGTGTAGGAAAAGCTGACCTCATAAGAAAGGGTGTTGAAGATAAGTTCCGTAGGATTAACGGTTTAACTAAGCAGGATGTAAAGGATTTCATGGAGAAATGGAATAAGACTAAGAATAAGAGGTTATTTGACGAAGCTCGTAAAATGGGTGCAAAGAAGGCTGAAGAAAATAACGATGCAGCCGCAGAAGCTTCCAGACTCTTTAATGCTGGAGGTAATGTCAAGAACCTCTCTCGTGGTAAGAATGATAGGGGTGTTGATAAGGAACTCCTTGAAACTGTGAGAAAGTTTGTTGGATTTGGTATAGGTGGTAAGAGACGCGAAGCATTCTTAGCCCGTGGTCGTGGTATGTCTAGTACAAAACCCCTAATTAAGGAAATTCAGGAACGTAAGCTATTGAGAAATAAGGTTATAGCTGATTTGCAACGCCGCAATGACGGTAAAATGAGAGCGCAATACATAGATCTACTTGAAGATGGTGACAAGGTATGGACTAATGTTAAACAAACTATTGATAGAGGGTTTAAGCGCCGTGCACAGGAGATGGAACAAAAGGAAGCTCAACAAAGGAAGGTTGAGGAACAAAAGAAGCTCGGAGAGGAGAGGGCTAAGAAGATGAAGGAAGGAAAAGCCAAGGGTGATTTGTCAAAGTCTCTCTCTACTCTCAAGGCTCTTAACAGGGCTAATAGAACAGAGTTCATCAAGAGGCTTAATAAGGGTAACACCGCGAGTGCCATTTTACGAAATGCTCGTAAGAGAAACTCTGAAAAGGGTTTAGCCGCATCCAAACCAATTAGTAATCCTATATTTGCACCAAAGAACAACAAGGTTCCAGCCACTAATAATCCATTGTTTACATTGAGTGAGAGAAAGCGTAATCAAGAAGAGGCAGCACGCCGTGGTGTATCTGTCAAGAAGGCTAAGAAGAATAGACAGATGAAGGAAAAGGGTGAGAGAGCCAAGATTAGGGGGGTCGAGGAAAAGAAAAAGGCTGCATTCAATAATGTTATGAAGAAGAGTAATGCCTACGTGGAAGCCAAGAAGAGGGAGGAGGTAGCCAGGAAGAAGGCTGAATCTGAAAGGGCTTTAGCCAAGTCTAAATCCAATATGGAAGCCCGGAAGAGATCCGAAGCTCAGGCTGTCCGTGGTGAGACGGAGAGGCGTCGTTTAGCAATGCTTGAAAGACAAAAGAAAAAGAATGCCAAGGCTGTATTACGAAAACAGAATAAGAAACTCGCCAAGGCTACTGGTCAAGGTGTAAAGGCAACTCAGAAAAAGCAACAAGCTACCCGTCGTAAATAGTTAAAGACTTAAAGCAATTTCTTATTAATGGGAAATTGTGATGTGTGTTGCGAAAAGTTCAACAAAATAAATCACAAAAAGGTTGATTGTCCCTTCTGTGATTTAGACTGTTGTCGGTCTTGTTCACAGAAATACCTTCTTTCTATAACAGATGACCCACATTGTATGGGATGTAAGAACATGTGGAATAGAGAGTTTGTTGATTCATTTTGCACAAAGTATTTCCGCAACACAGAACTTCGTCGTCACAGAGAAAATGTCCTATTTGAAAGGGAAAAGGTACAAATGCCTTCAACGCAACCGGAGGTTGAGAGGATTAAGGCTGTGAGAAAACTACACAAAGTTATAAACGTACAGAGAGGTAGACTAATAGAATTGTATAGAGTTTATAAAATATTTGGTACGGGACACCTCACTGTCATGAATGAAATACCTGAACCTGTACAGGAATTAAGGGCAGAGATGGAAGAAACATACAGAGAACTCTCGAGACTTCGTAATGGTGGTGATATTGTAGATGGCGATGAACCCAAAAAATTTATTCGTAAATGTCCAACTGAAGAATGTAAGGGTTTTATGAATGAAGATTGGTTCTGTGGTCTATGTGATAATCATTTTTGTGAACATTGTAATGAAAAGATTACTACTGATCATAAATGTGATCCAGATGCAGTTAAAACTATGGAACTTCTGAAGAAGGATACTAAACCATGTCCAAAATGTGGAACTATGATTCAGAAACTATCTGGGTGTAGGCAAATGTGGTGTCCGGATTGTCACACAGCTTTTGATTGGGTATCTGGAAAAATAGAAATGGGTAGAATCCATAATCCTCACTACGTGGAGTTTAGGAGGGAACGCATTTCTTCGAGAGAACATGGAGATATTCCATGTGGTGGAATACCAACATTTAGGGAACTTCGTGAGATGAATGCACCCGATAATATCATGCGATTCGCTAACACCTTGAACTTCCTTGATAGAGAGATCGTTTATCGTTATGGTGACCTATATGATCATGGTAACAGGTATCTTAGAGTAGGTTACATGCTTAATGAAATTAATGAACAATTTTTTAAAAAGGAAATACAGAGACGTGACAAACAGAGGGAGAGATTTAGAGATATAAACAACATTTATAGAATGGTTATAGATACAGGTGGAGATCTGTTACGACAGTATGCACTTGAACCAGAAAGATACACTGAAATTATAGACATCTGTAAAAAATTGATAGAATACGCCAATGGGGTTCTTGAAACTATACGTAAGCGATATACTTGTATTCATCCCCAAAATATTTATCTTCATTAATTATAAGATGATTTTGTTGCTGGTCATTATAATTTTGGTTTGGTTTCTCATTCCAAAATATAAGAAACCACAAGTGATACCTAATTTTATTTCAGATGAAGAGATTGATCATATCAAAAAGGAGGTTGAAAGTAAGTTTGAAGTATCTACTATTGATCAAAACAAGACAACTGATAAAACCATCAGAGATAGCGACACCGCGTGGTTAGATCTTGAAGATCCAGTAGTAAACGGAGTTGTTCAAAGATGTGCATCTTTGACTGATAGACCCATTGCTAACTGTGAAATGTTACAAGTAGTTCGTTATAGACCCGGTGGATTTTATCATCCTCACCAAGATGCCTTTCCAAAAGGTAACAAAAGAATGTATACCGTAATTCTCGCACTTAATGATGACTATGAAGAAGGTGAAACTGAGTTTCCAAATATCAAAAACAAATACAAGTTGAAGAAGGGTGATGCCCTCTTCTTTCACACATTAGACAACTACGAAATGATAAGTTCAAAGGCTTTACATGGAGGACTTCCAGTAAAATACGGAGAAAAGTGGATATGTAATGTATGGGTGCACAAATATCCTTATTTAGGTTAAATATTATATAACTTATAATATACTATGAAGTCTGTGGTATTCACATATGGTCGTTTCAATCCACCCCATAAGGGTCACCGACTCATGATTGAACAGGTCATAGAGACTGCTCGTAAATCAAATAAGACTCCCGTTGTTGTGGTCTCACACTCTACAGGTAACACTAAGAATCCCCTTCCCGTAGAGAACAAAATGAGAATTCTCAAGAGGTGGTTTCCAAATGTCACTATCGTGAGTTCTGCAAAGAATCGCAGTATAGCCAAGATCACTGAAAACTTCAACCAAAACTCAATTATGGTTGTTGGTGCTAATCGTCAAAATAGTTTCAAATTTCTTCCATTCAAGAAGGTTGCTGTGCCTCGTTCTAACACCGCACCCTCAGCCACCATGGCAAGGGCTGCAGCCGCTGCTGGTAACAAGAATGCATTCAAAAATATGACTGGTTACAATCTCACAAACAATTTGAGAAATAAGATTGTTAAAGCCAAAGTGAAAAAGTAAAGTAATGTTAGAGGGACACGAAGTTTTTGCTCTGGCTGAAGAAGTATACACACTCGGACCCGGGTATTCCGAGCGTGTATACCATAATGGTATGGAAGTTTTACTACGTAAAGCGGGTATTCCTTATGAAACTGAACGTATAGTTACAATTCCTTTCAAGGATCATGTAATTGGAAATTTAAGAATTGATATGATACTTAATAACGAAATCATATTAGAGTTTAAAACTATTAGAACTCTCAGTGATCAGAATGAGATTCAGGCTCGTAACTACTTGAATCTGACTGGCTTGAAGAAGGCGTATCTGATAAATTTTCCTCCGTTTCCGGGTCGTGATGTAGAGATTCGTTGTGTTGTATCCACACCATGAAGGGTAGAACCTTAGCTAATATTTTATAAAAGTCTTTGGTCTCGTCGTGATACTTTTTAGCATTGCGTAGACCGTCCGTTAGTAACTCTCGGGCTCTCTGTAGATGATATTCCGCCTCGTCTACACAGAACTTTTGGTATTCGTTCATTATATATTATTCACATCTAAACCTTTAAGTTTACAAAGTCTCTCTCTTAGCCTTAACCTGGTACACGGGTTTTGGTGAGGCATTCTTAGTGTTCATGGCGTTACTTAACCATGACTTTTTGTATTTAGCTAATTGAGTCTTAGTTGGGCTATGTATCAAGACATATTTAGTCGCTGCAGCCTTGTATGCATTGACAAATGGGCGTGGTATACCACCTGTATTGAGTGAGTTCATGACATACTTCTTCTCAAGATTGCGCACACGCTCCCTCTTCCACTTACTTACCAAACTCTTTTTAACATCATTCACATTCTTCTTGAAGGGAATACCTGTTTTGTTACCACCAGACATCTTAGCTATGCGACTACGCACTTCACGAATATCATTGTTGAGAGAAGGCATAACCTTATTGTATCTATCCATCCACCTCTTACCGTAAAGTTTAATAAGATCCTTACGGATAGAAGTATTATTCATACCCCTCTTTGTCATAACTTGTGTAGCCTTAACATTCTTCTTTTCTTGTGCCTTTTGTTGCCTTACAACCTTCTTTGGTGGGGGAGTAGGGGGCTTTGGCTTTGGGGCAATCATCATGTTACGAGCTTTCTCGATTTTCTTACAAAGAGTATCCTTGGTTTCTTTGGGAGTGATATCAATTTTCATAATCTTAGCAACCCTAATTAGATCCTCCTTAGTACCATAAGTCTTACATTTGGTTTTACCGAGCTTGAAGTCTTTGTTAGCACCGGAAAGTTTAACGTTTTTACCCTTGTTTTTAATGGTAGCGCTATTTTTATTGACGACAGTATTAATCTTCTTACAAAGATCTTCCTTTTTAGTACTCTTGGTGATACCCACAACACCTAATTTCTTAGCGAGATCAGTGAGTTGTTCTTTAGAGAAACGCATACATTGAATACCATTAATCTGAATATTGAAAACCGAATTGCGCTTTTTCTTTGGTTCAGTCTTAGTCTTTTTAACTGGGGTACGGGGTCCAATTTTCTTCTTAGGACCCCTCTTTTTAGGTGCACCCTTAGTGAGTTCCTTAGGAACCTGTCCGGTAATTTCAACATCACCATTGGTATTCATAAGCTTAATGAGAGCTATGGCATCATTGTAAGCAACGAGCATATCAGCTGGGCTTGGAGAACCAGAAATCTGAACATTTCCAGATTCAGAAAAGTTGTATTTATGTCCCTTGTAATTTACGTACATAAAGGGTGAAAGCTCGGGCTCATAGCTTAATTTAGTTACACCGGATGAAGCATACATTCTGGATTTGCCAGCAATAGAAGATAAAGCTTTAAAATTACCATTAAATCTAAATTGACCACTGAGATTGTTGTACTCAAAGGGGTTGTACAAATAAGCTTCCTTTTCGGTGTAGGTGTTAACGATGTAACGCCTTATGAGTTCAGGTTGATTTGCAATATTAGTACCGATAAAGCCACCAGAGAAGCGAATCTTACCATTCTTGTAAATGTTTACAGTACCACCCTTCGCTTCAGTGCCATTAGAAATGGTAACCTTTATCTGAACTGTGAAGAAGTTCTTTTTAATATCACCTTGCTTTCCATACTCACGTGTATGGGAGAAACCCTCCCTCATCGCACCAAACCTACCTATAATTTGTGTTGTATCCAGATAAAGACCCTCACCAATAGAGGTTCTTGCTTGAGGAACCTTCATAAGTATTTTTTTAAGATCAATGAGATCACCCTGTTGGGGGAACTCCTTATTTACTGTAGCGTTGAACATACCTGGATTTAACTTACTGAAAGCGAGTTGTAAGGGTTGAGTAACTGGAAATCTCCCTGCAATGTTAGTGGAGGGGGCTGGAATGGGTGGTTCAAACTCTCTGAGTACATTGTTAATCATTTTTTTGTTTTCATTTGGAAGTTTGTTATAGTTTGCGTTGCTATTCCAGTTTGAATCAACTGCGTCGGAAAATTCATTATAATTAGCATTACTCATCATGTTTTTTTCAAGGCGATTTGGGAACTCTTGCCTTTTTAACATATTAGCCTCAAGCTCTCTGGCGAAGTTGTTGTTATTGTTGCTGTTATATGACGCAACCGAACTTGCATTGGCAGAAGGACGTAACTCTACACCCGACTGTTTCACAAATTCTTTGAGCTGTTGGCTCATTATTACTAATTAGTAGTATTTTTTTTAGTAGTCGTCTGTGAAACCGAGGCTCTCGTCAACTACATCAAGACCGTAGACTACTGGCTGCCTTGGGTATGTACGACCATTGTATGTCACAACTTCCTCCCTGACCTCAATCTCTCTGGAGCTGAAAGGACCAGCATAGAAATCCTGTGTAAACTTGTGTCTTCCCAAGTTGTTTGCCTGACAATGTTGGTTGAACACCTGTACAAAGAGCTTCTGAGGGACAAAGAGATCCTTGTCGTACTTGATTAGAGTACTCTCCAAGAAGTTGTGGAGAGAGCTCGCCACCATCGCGACTTGCTTTTGAATCTTCTTGAAGTACTCTGGTACAACATTCCAGATATCCTTATTCCTGTACTTATTAGAGTAGTCAATATAAGCTCTCACACACTTGAGAAGAATAATAGGAAGTTCATTGTTCAGCTTCTCATCGAGTTGGGGATCTGCTTCCTTCACCTGCTTCGCAAAGTTCCACGTGAGAATACGACGAAGTACGGAGCCTGAGTTATCCTTCCAATTAGGAACTTCATTACCACCCAGCACACCTGGTGTCGTCCATTCAATAGACACAGCAGTCTTATTCTTCACAGCCACAGAGACATCTTCACCTGATACCATAGATTGGAACTCTGCCTGTTCAAGGGCGAGATCACCCTTCACCTCTGGTGCGATGAACATGAAAGTGTCTTTGATGGCGGAGAGACCGAACTTCTTCTCAATGTTGTTTGAGAGTGTTCCAACATCCTCATTCTCATAGAACTTCTTGAAAACCTTTGTAATTAAGGTGGACTTACCAGAACGAGCAATGCCCTTGTAGAATGGAATAACTTGCCATGCATCCAGCTCACCTACATCAAAGCAAAGACGCCCACCCATGACATATGCCCAGTCACACACATCATCGTCAAACTTTTGATACTTCAGAACTGAATCAAAAAAAGGTGTGGGAATATCTTGCCACTTCTCAACGTGTGAAAAGTCGTCAAATTGTTGATCGAAGTACTTGCATGCAATAATAGTGGGATCTAAGCATCTAAACTCAGCACTTTCATATGGGTAAAAGCGACAATCATACACCCCATGGTCGGGAAGCCACTCTTTACCAACAAATACACCATTCCTGAAACTCCAAACATGCCTACGTTTAGTAATCTCAGGGAATTGAGCATCCATGCATTTGTTCATATTGTCAACAACATCTCGGTAGACGTTACCGCGGCTCGTAAAGTTCTTCCACATGGCGAAGTCATCATCTTTTTGGGAAAGGGAGTAAACAAAGTTTTCAATGGTAAATTTGGGTTTCCATGCACGAGTTCTATGTCCCTCAATTGTTCGAATCTCTTCACAGCACTGTCCCTTGTATCGCCTATATCCGGACTTGTATGTTTGATCCAGTGAATACAAAAGGCATTTCTGATACGGAGTTGAACTTTCAACCTCTTCTTCATCCATCGTAGAGGGATCACCGGAAGTACTAAACTGTGGTAGGGCAGTTGGGTTATCTACACGTTCAAATGATGTGTAGTGACGACGGATATTTTCATATCCATCACTTAGCTGCTTCAATACGTTGTTTATCCTCCTTACAATAGTCATACCATCATCGTTAGGTTCTTTTTTGTGAATCTTCAAGTCTCTGGCATGATTTTTTAGATTAATTAGATAGGTTCGCTGCTTATCCCGGATACCCTTAATGGCAAGGACATCAATTTGACTTGGGTTTGGATTTCCAAATTCGTCAAAGTTGTCAGAATGAACAAATTGACGATAACCCAATTCACGGGCATTTCTAAAGTCGTTAGTCTTCAGATACCATGCATTTTCGAACCTATCCAAAATAGTATTGACCTGTTCTTCTTTCATTGACTGAATGTGTTCTTTCTGAAGTTCAACCAGTGCTTCAAACTTGTTTGGATCCTTATCAATGAAATGGGTATGTTCCATTTTATAATTTAATAAACTACGATTTTTCTTTCTAAGCCGATTTTGGGGGGTGCATTCGAGCAAGCATTTTAATTAGAATTTTATTTTGAGTCTCGAGTTGGAAACAAAGATTGACGAGGGCGGAGCACACAGTATCTCCATCTGGGGTGGCGAGGAGAGAAGTCATGAGACCTGCGAGGTCCATGTTATCCTCATCGTCATCATCGTCGTTAATTTCATACTCATCATCACTTAGGAGGACATCCTCCTCCTCCTCTGACATAATCTCACCCTCCTCGGTTTCCTCTATGGGTTCTTCCTGTTCAGGACGAGACGACATTTAATCTACACTGAGAAAAATCAAAATGAAATATGCCGCGATTTCCCGGAATTTTTTTCTCTGTGTATAGTACAACAACTCTCAAAATGGCCGGTGGTCTTATGCAACTCGTGGCTTATGGTGCCCAGGATGTCTATCTGACTGGCAACCCTAAGGTAACTTTCTTCCAGGCGGTTTACAAGCGCCACACTAACTTCGCGATGGAGAACATCGAGCAGACTGTCAACGGTACCCCCGCTTCGTCTGGTCGCGTCTCCGTCACTGTCGCCCGTAACGGTGATCTTGTCGGCGACATGTACGTCGAGCTTGAGTCCGGCGCGTCTAACTCCCGCACCGCCGACGGTGATGATGCTTGCTGGGTGGCTGAGCGTGCGATCGCCTCCGCTGAATTATCAATTGGCGGACAGCGCATTGACAAGACCTACCAGCGTTGGTGGAGGCTTTACTCCGAGCTCTACCTCGATGAGTCCAAGAAGGCTACCTGGGGTAAGATGACCACTGCCACCACTGGCAACACTGTCTATTTGCCCCTTGTTTTCTTCTTTAACCGCAATCCCGGACTTTTCCTCCCACTAATTGCTCTGCAGTACCACGAGGTGCGCATCGATTTCGATTTAACTACCGATTTCGGTGTCTATACCGCTAACACCTTCAAGGTTTACGCTAATTACGTCTACCTCGACACTGAGGAGCGTAGGCGATTTGCCCAGAAAGGTCACGAGTACCTCATTGAGCAGGTTCAGCACACTGGTTCTGATACCGTCACCGCGGGTACAACTTCCAACAAGCGCCTCTCTTTCAACCACCCCGTCAAGGAGCTCGTGTGGTGTTTCAACGACCCCGCGTCCGCGAACGCTGCCACCTCTCTTTGGAACTTCACCAAGTACCCCGCTGCTACCGACATTATCCTTGAGTCTGATGCCCAGGTTGAGGCTTCCGGTAACTGCTACGTGCCCATCACCCAGGGTACCGGTGTTCCCCTCCTTGCCTGTGGTGAGGACGGTTCCACCAAGAAGTTCACCGAGGAGGTCGCTGGTCCCCTCACCGACTTCAAGCTTGTCCTCAACGGTCAGGACAGGTTCAAGGCTCAGAAGGGTAAGTACTTCAACCAGGTCCAGGCGTACAACCATCACTCCG